CGTTGCCTACGACGCGCGCGTTGCCTACGACGCACGCGTTGCCTCCGACGTACGCGTTGCCTCCGACGTACGCGGTGCCTTCGACGCACGCGTTGCCTACGACGCGCGCGTTGCCTACGACGCACGCGTTGCCTCCGACGTACGCGTTGCCTCCGACGTACGCGGTGCCTTCGACGCACGCGTTGCCTACGACGCGCGCGTTGCCTACGACGCACGCGTTGCCTCCGACGTACGCGTTGCCTCCGACGTACGCGGTGTTCTCCACGATGCCGCCCTCTGAACCATCCGGGTTGATGTGTCGATGCGCTGGCTGCGGCCCACGCCAGTCAAACGTGTGCAGGAATGTTGCTGGCTTTGTATCTGTCATTTGATTCCCATCCGTGCGCCCCATCGCGCTCAATCATCATAACACAACTTAGCCAAACGTCAAGCATCTAAGCCAAACAAAGCGCAAGAAAATTAAAAACCGCCATGTTTCAGGCGGCTTGTGTGGCAAAATTGTTTTGCGATCCGGTGTCTCACCCCACGCGGAGCGCCTCAATCATGCCCGCGTATCGGTCGAACTGCTTGTGGCCGGGGTCCGGGTCGCCGGTCGTGCGCCACAGATGCGCGTGCACAATCTCGTGAGCAAGCGCCGTTGCGCCAATTGTGCGGCCTGGCCTGGTTGCGACGACGACATGAGACGGTGAGCGGGTCACGCCGTACAGTGTGCGTACGCCCTCGACAAAGTGTTCTCCCGGTCGCCACTCAACGTCGAGCGACGCAATTGTCTCCAGTAGTTCCGCCGTGGGGCCAATGCGCGCGCGCCATTCAATCACCAGGTCAGACAGGAATCGCGCATGCTCGTCGACGGTTCGGAGTCCACCGTCGCCACCAAAGCACAGACCAAATCCCGGCACCTTGTTCGGCATGCGTGAGTTGTGTTTCTGCAATGCAATCAACACGCCGACACCAAGCACGCCGACGACACATGCAATTGCAGCACCGAGCCCGGCGCCCGTCAGCCCGCCGCGCAGCGCAGCAACGACGATGCCGGCGACAGCAATCAACGCAACAGCGCCGCCGCCGATGTAGACTGGTAAGTAGCGATTGAACACATGGGCTCCGTTACAGTTTGTTGTTGTTGTAAATTACCACGCTGCGTGGATACACGCGCGCCGACGACGTGCGCGCGGTACACACGAATTGGATGCGCGCCTCGTGCCGCTTGCCGCTGCGGATTCCAGTCAGTGGATCGGCAAACGCAAACTGCGTGAGCGTCGTCGTGATAGAGTGTGTGCTGTTTGGTAAATTGACCCACTCGCCGCCAACCGGACGCACGGCAATGCGCACAACAACAGTTGCCGTGCCAGCGTGGCAGTTGACCAGATATGCGACGTTAGCCGTCGAGTATGGCGCTCCCTCGTGCTCGTCGAACGCACGAGATTGCCAGCGAAAGCGGAACTCAACACGCGCCGCGCTTGACGATGAATCGACGCCGTTGATGTGTGGCGTCCACGTGTTGGTTGCTGTCGACGATGCCGAGCCAGACCAGCTTGCAAGCGTGCGTCGGAAAGCGGGTCCGAACGGCGGGCCGGAATGGTCCTGCCCGCGTGTGCCCTGCGGGTTTGCGAAAATCTGAACACTACCAACGTCGTCAGCTGGTCCGCCCTTGATGAACTCTGCAAGCCAGCGATTGCGACCATACAGTGTCGCCGCTGTCTCAGACGTTGCGCGCGCCTCGCTGGCGGCATCTTCAGACGTCAGCGCGTGCGGCCAGTGGCTAATAATTTTCTCGACCGGCATGCTGCGTCACCTCGTCAATGCTGGAACCATGCCGAGCGGCATACGGCATAGATGCCACCGGACGCACCGCTGCGCGAGAAAGAATACTCTACGCGGTTCAGCCCATCGGCGGTAAATGTCGCCGGGGTTCCGTCGCAATACCACAGCTTCGACGAGCCAAGCTGGATCATTGTCGGCGTTACGGCGGAGCCAACGTTAGAGCCGGACGCTGTTTGCATCTGAATTGAAACGGTCGGCGTGCCCGTGCCCGTGTAGCAAACAATCGCTCCAACATGCAGCTTCGTCGACGATGTCGACTTGAAATTTGGCATCATGCACAGCACTCGGTAGATCGCGCCGGACGACGGTGAGCCTGCGGCATAGCCAAGTCCAATGTCGTCGCCGTCGCCGCCGACTGCAACCGAGCATTCAGCAAACACCGGCAATGCGCACGCTGGCTCGTTGGTCTTGTATGCGCCGCGTTGCGAATGGTCCTGAAACGCCGACGTCGACGAATCGCTTGTTAGCCGCAACCCCGTCGTCGTATCCATCGCGGCAGGAGCGCCGGTAACATATTCGTCGAGCGTGTTCTGCGCTCGATTAATCAGTCCCGCATGCGCCGCGCTGAATGCCTGATTGTCGGCGACACCGCCTGATTGCGGCGTAACAATAAACGGAATAGTTGCGCCGCCGACAGCTTCGATGCCAACTGGCACGACGTCAGCGGGCGCAATGTTTTGCCAAGCGTACGTTGGCGCGCGTGAGCCCGTGCGGCCAAAGTGCACGATGACCTGCGATGCAAATAGCGGCGCAATGTATTCGCCAGCCGCAGGCAAGTTAATCAGCGAGCCGACGATGATTGGCTGCAAGTAAACGCCGACGTGGCACAGCGTCTCAGACGTAACGTTTAGCGTCGCCACCCGCATCCCGTTGACTGTCTCCATTGGGACATTGTCGTCGTTAAACCACGGCGACGCCCACGACGAAACCGGCTGCGCGAACGCGTACAAGATCAAGTCTTCTGTGCCGTCCGCTGGGTATTCGATGCGCAGCGTGCGCTCATTTGACGGCGTCCACACAAGCACTGATGACATGATGATTCCAGTGGCCACAATCTTTGCGGCGCTCTCTTGCAGCATGTTGGTCGACGACGTACCGACAAATGTTGCGCCGCCTCCAGACAGCGGCACACCAAGCGGCGCCCCTGTGTAGACGCCAGCGACGTTTCCGCGATGCGTGTGTGGGAATGCCGCCGCTGTCGAGTCAAGCAATGCATCGGCGATCATGTTTAGATCGCCGACAGCATTTTGCAAAACGCGCCTATTGGACTTCGCGCCAGCGTCGACGTCGATTTGCCTTGCACCCTGGAATACCGTGTTGACGATGCGTGGCATGTGCTAACCCCATTCCGTGTTGTACTCGTCGCCAATCGTGCTGCCAGACGTTGGCACTTGATTTAGCATGTTTGCGCGCGTGCGACCAGACGGCAGAGTTGCGCTACCGTCAAAGTACAATATGACAGCGTTGCTCGTGTAAGCCGACATAGCCGTCGTGAAAGTCACCGTTGTCGTCGTCGATGACGAGACAGACAGGAAGTCCGTGGTGCCGGTCGAGCAATTATGCGCGTAGACGTCTGCACCAGCGGGGAACAGGCTGCCAGGCGACGCCACACCACTGATTGTCGTGTCAAGCGTCGCGGTACGAGTTCCGCTGTTGTACGCCGTGATCAACGCGCCGGGCGCAAAAACCCAACCGCTGCGCAGCGCCAACAGCTTGAGCGTCACCGTGCCCGCATAGACGTCGACCGACTTTCCGACGACATAGTGCGGACCGCTCGCCGTCGTGCCGTCACCGGCAAGCGCGCGGTCGTCGACGTAACCAATCGTAGCGCCGATGCGGACGCTCATCCACTTTAGCGGTAGCTTGATTGCGTGCTTTACGCGGGAAACAAGCGAGTCTCGCTGTATTCTTCTCAGCATGCTCACGACGTCAACGTAAGACATTCCCTGCGACCTCGCGAGCGTGCCAATGCGCTGTTCACGCGGCAGGAAATCACCGACATCGACAGCGAGAAACTTGCAAGAAATCGTCGACCTTGCTGCGGTGTCCTCGAACTCAGCGGCAATCTCAGCGTCGTTTGACTCGACGGTCGCCAGGTACTTATCAGACAGCGGGTCGTGGCCGAGTCCCATCTTGACCGAGTGCAGCGCTGGGCCTTGCGTGATGTATGTCTCCGGCTCGCCAATGACGTCCGCTTTTGTGATCGTTGTCGACGGCGCGGCGTCAAACGAGCGAGCAGACATTGGCATGAAGTCAATCTTGCCGGTCACCTCGTCGACAAACCAATAAGCACGAGCGGCAATCATCAGCTCCTTTAGAATCTCTCCGCCTGTCATTGTCTCCGTAAGCAGCGTATCCCATTGAGGGCAATACTTCGCCAGCGCCTTAAAGTTGCTGTCGTTGATGTAGTTGCCCAAGCCCGCCGAAAATCTCCACTGTGCGCCGCCGTACTCACTGCGCGCAAGAGATGGCAGCGTCAGCGTCGTCGAACCCAACAACCGAGCCGCCTCGCGTGCCGCATTGCCTTTGACTTTTACGACGTGTCTGATTTTCTCTGCGTTGTTGCTGCGAAATCCTCTGATGTTGTCGACGCCAATAGACGGATCGGTGACAACCTCGGCAAACTTCGGTCGCGTATCGATGTAGTTCGCGCCGTCTGCCGTGATTTCGCAAAGAGCATTGCCGAAGTCTGACTTGACCAGCACGCGCGAGCGCGACGAGTAGCTGTCAAACAGCACGCGATCGATGTCGGCAAGATAAAACCTGCTAAGCAAGCTGTCGTCTTGCAACTGTTTGTCGATGACGATCTCACGCTGACCCCAGTTGCATTGCGCATTGTTAACGCGCTCGGACACGTGCTCTAGGTTAAAGTCCCATCCGCCGCGCGAGTATGACGGCGCTTCTGACAGCTCGCCGTCGTAGATAATCGCCGACTGCGTCGACGTCATCGTCTGCCCGTTGTCGCCGACGGCGAACAAGTAAATCTTGCACCTGCGATTGACCCACGCGCGCGGCGACGCGTAAATCTCCACGCCGATACCGGTGCCGTCACCGTACTGAGGCTGCGCGGTTGAGCCAAAGCGACCACGCGTGATCGTCATGACCGACGAGGACCAGTTAGTGCAAACAACTGTCTCGCCGCCGATATAGAATGGTGTCGACGACACAGTGCGCGACGCAATGTTGGTCGGGATAAACAGATCGCCAGCGGCGACACTTGAGGTCACCCATCCAATCGGACGTGCGCGCGGTGTGATAAGCGACGCGAGAATGCCCGCAGAGTCCTTGAGCAGAGTGAACGACGCCGTCGCCGACGATACTCGTCGAGCATCTTCATCCAGGTCGAACTCACCAATCTCAACAGAGCGCGGCGCAATGCAGACAATCTCTGTCTTGAGCGACAGCGGCGACGGTCGCGACGATGCGGCGATTGGTCCGTCTGAAAAGAAATACGGCAGCCCCTCGATGTCGATGGCGACACGAGTTCGCGATGCGCGGCCCTCAAGATATGCGCCGAGCGTGCCGATGGTCATACGCCCTCACCGCCGACAAGGTCCATCTGCAACGTCCACAAGTCAAGGCCGGGCTCTTGCCTTGCTGGCCGCAGGTTGCGACACGTCGACTCGCTGAAATGCCATAGTCCGCCGATCTTTGTCGACGATGACAACGCAGACAGCGTCGTGCCCGACGACAGCAATGTATCGTGTCGCTCGAATGCGCCGCCGTAAAGCAGATGTGCGAGCGCCGCGTGCGGCGTGTCGAGCGACGCTGTCTCTGCTACACGTCTGCGCCACAAGAAATCGATTGTGCACGCGCGGCGCTTGCTTGTTGCGCCGAAGCTGTGCGGCGACACCGAGCCGCCGTCAAGCTCGTTAACCGTCGTGCGGCCTTCCCAGCCTGGGTCGTCGACTGACATCACCTCGGATGACGCCCAGCATCCTCGCACGGTTTGCGTCGACGAGTGCGACAGTGCCGCCGCCATGCCGGTCGCCATGCCAAGCCACGAAAGGTCAAACGTGGTGCCGGATGTGTTGATGGCCCACGATGTCGGCCCACCCGAAAGCGCAAGTGTCACCGTGCAGCCAGATGACGCCTCGTCGATGTTGCGCGAAACAGAGCACGTAAACGTGCCGGTCGTCGAGTGAGACTCAAGCGCCGTGTCGATTGCAGCAAGCAAGTCGCCAGCTGCGCCGTCGCCGCGCAGGTAGTATATCCCGGCTGCAATTGACACTGTCGAAGTGCCGGCACCAGTGCCGCCTGTCACCGTGACGCTTAGCGCGTTGTCAGTGCTGTCGACGACGATTTGCGGAAGAAAGCACGGGAACAAACTCATGACGCCCGCCTTGACGTAAATGCCATCAGGTCGCGCAAGTCTTTAGATTGCCGCTCGCGCGTAACCCCAAGGCCGTTGTTGATCACGATGCTCACGCCGCCGCCGCCACCGCTGTCGCGGCTGGTGCGATTGCGTGTGTTGACTCCTCGGTCTGACGCCGCTCGGCCGCCGGACGCCGACGCACCAGTCGTCCGAGGAGCAATCGCTGCACCAGCGGCACCCATGCCGATACCTGTCGCGATCGCGGCACCGCCGATGGCGACCAGCGGAGCGCCGACCGGGGCGCCGAACGCGGCCGCAGTCAAGCCCAGGCCCTGGAAGATTTGCTGTGTGCCGAGTGCGACGAGCTGGCTGCCGATGCCGGACAGGAATTGCGACGTCGCAAGCTGCACAGCTTGCTCGTTTCCGCGCGCAGCCTCGACGGCTAGTGCATTGATTGCGCCGATGCCAATGCCGATGCCTGCCGCCGCTGCATCGTTCGTGGTGTTTTGCCAGTATGCCCTGGTCGCGTTGGCAATCTCGATTTGCCTGTTGAGATATGCGGTTTCTTGATTGATGCGAATCGATTGCTGGTCAAGGTACAGATTGCGCTTGTATTCCTCGACGTCTCTTGCGATTTGCTTTTCGCGCTCGGCTGCCGCCTCTTTCGCGTCCATCTCGGATTCGACGTTAAACATGCGAATTTCAAACGCGCGAGCGGCGACGTCGTCGCTGACGGCGGCGGCTGACTTTGGAGATGACTTGTCGGACGCCAGTTTGCGCTCAGTCTCCAGCGTGATTGCGAGCTTCCGATTGTTTGTGTCCAGTTCGACACCGACTGCCGCCAGCTTGTTCTTTCGGTCGGTCTCCAGGCCGCGAATCTCATTGACGACGGCGGCCTGGGCCTTGTTTTTGTCGTCTGCCTCTTGGATTAATTTTGTTTGCGCGGCGACCATTGCCAGGCGCTCGGCATCAAACTGACGGTTGATGGCGGAGATTTTAGACGACGCGTCAAGCTCATTGAGAGATAGCGACAACGAGCGGGCAGCCTCGTTATTGCCGCGCGCCTTGGCCTCAGTGATTTGCGCTTCAATCTGTGCGCGCGCAATGTCAACGCCTGCACTCAGCTTGACGTCACCAAGAGCCGCGCCAGACGCCCTTGCGCGCTCGGCGGCTCGGTCGCTGATCGAGAGAATGGCGGAGATTTTTTTCTCCGTCTCTTCCATGTATTTGTTTAGCTCGGTGAAGCCGTAAATGGCGGCGCCGATACCGCCAAACATGGCACCGCGTGACAGCATGTCGCCAAGGTCGGCGAAGGCGTCAAGCGTCTTGATAGCCTTTGCGTTGCTTGCACCGAGCGCATCGCCCATTGACCCGAGCGAGCGCTTGACGGCGCTTGCGCCCAGGTCAAACTTCTCGAAACCCTTCTTAGCGCGGTCTCCAAACCCATCGACCTTGGCGTTGGCAGCGTCAACGCCGCGCATGAACTGCGCCGCGTTGACATCAAATACGACCTCGACTCTTTCGCCTGCCATTGCTTACCTCACCCGGTCGACTGTTTGCGCTCCCGCTCTTTTGCCAACTCATCCGCGCGCCATGCCTTGGCCGAATCAATCACACCAAGCGCGTCAAACGCTCTCGACGTCAACACCGCCACCGACTCGACGCCGGGCCGCTCGCCAACCGTGCGCACCAAACGGAACACGTCGACAAGCTCGGGATTGTCCATCAGATGACGTCGTGGGCACGTGTCCGTCTGATGTGGAGTCCCCCGAAACCGAACCGCCCCGCCGCCATGACAGCCCATCAGCTTGCGCGTGCGAGCCGCGCACGTGTCGCAATTGAGCGCGCTTAGGTCGCTGGCGGCAACAATCCAAAGCGCGCGGCTTTTTTTGCGGGTAGCGCCTGGAAGTCGACGCACGCCATGAACAAGTCGTCCAACACGCCGCTTGCCCGCAGCAAGTTCAAGCACTCATCAGGCAGCTTGCCCGTCGGCTCGTCGACAGAGAACGAGCGCGGCTTGATGACGTCGCCGTTCCATTCTTGCAGTCCGTCGATGTGCCCGCACGCCCGCGCAACATATGCAGCGCGCGCGTCTCGCAAATCAATGTACGCATTCGCACGAGCCGATTGCGACGCTGCGTTCATCACCGCCTCTCGTGCGTCGTCATATGCACCGCCAAGCGTCGCGCGCTCTCGCTCGCTCAAGATGCGCAACTTAACCGAGATACCAGCAAGCTCATCGCGCGCAACAAACTCGCCTGGGTCCGACGGCAAATCAGACAGCGCCGCCGACAGCTTCTCGACGACACCAAGAGCGCCAGGCACGTCCATCTCGCGCAGGCGCTTTGCCAGTCCATCGGCATCGTCGGCCAGCTTGGCAAAGTCCAAGTCAGCCAATGGCGCACCGGCTTTGTTGCGCTCGGCGATGCGCTCCTTGATGCGCTCGCGTTGCTCGTTGTGTTGTTGCCGAAGTACGTTGACCAGCTCGACGAGCGGCCCGCACACGTTTGGTTGGAATCCAATGGACATCGGCGACCCCCGTTAGTAGAACGCGACGCGGCACGGATAGTTGGTCGAGCCAACCGATTCGCTCGCCGTCGCCGTGAATGAAATCAACTCAAGCCCGTCGGCGTTCTCCTGCTTGGCGTTGATTTCGGCGGCAATCATGCGGACGTACATCGCAGCGCCCTTGTCTTGGCCGATTTGCAAAGCAATGTCTTGCGTGCCACCCGTTTGCAGCGAGCCGAATGCAGCTTGCTGAATGCCGCCAGTCAGACCGGACGAATCCTCAAGGTACAGCTTGCCGGTCAGAACTGGATTCATGCCGGTCACGACGACGCCGCGTTGGCCGTTGTCGTTGATTGCCGTGCGGATTGCTGTTTTGATGCCAAGGTCAAGCTCTGCGTCGCGCAACACATATTCCGTGTTGCCAATCCAGAACGATGAATTGACGTTGACGATGTGTCCCGCTGACGTCGTCGGCGCGGTGTATGATTGCAGCGAGATTGTGCGCGTGTCATCCCAATCATTCGGCTGCCACGTCGTTTGCAGGACAACCGGCTCGCCCTCTTTGAAAATGAACTTTGCCGACGTGCAAATGCAGCCAAAGAACTCATTAGTGATGGCTGTCGAGTTGTGCGAGAAGTAGACCGGCACATGCATTGGATTGTCGGTCGCCACGGCGTAAGACACGCCGCGGTCGACGTTCGTCGACGCAACAGCGGTGCCGCCGTCCGTGCGGTCAAGCGTCAGCACACCCGATGCAACGTTGGTCACATAGCGTGCAATCCGCTTCAGTGGTGATGCCTGCGTCGTGATAAGCACAGGCATGTTGACCGCGTAGTTTGTGCCGCTCGCAACCGTGACCGTTGGCGTCGACAGCGACGACGACGACACCATCGAGCCGGTCGACGACACGGCGGGCGAGATGGCGGACCCGAAGATTGATTGCAACAGCGCGCCAATCTCCAAGTCAGACTGCACAATAGCGCCAGTGCCAGGGATGTTTGTGCCTTTCAACATGACGTTCAACGAAACGGGCGCCAGGTCTTTTGCGCCCCGCACGGATGCACGGCGGTAGTTATACCGCTGGATCTGATTTTTCTCGATCCGCTTGTAGTCACGCGCTTGGAAGTCGGAATCCTCAAGCGCATCAATGAACGTGACCGATGGCGTCGACGTGAAGTCATTTGCGTTTGCGTGTAAGCCCGCTTGAAGCGTGGCATGGCGAGAGACGGTCATGGTTGCACCTCGGCTGTGATGGTCATCGTCAACGTGCGCCCTGTGGCGTCGCTGGTGATGGTTGCGGGAATCATTGGCTCACCGCGCGTTAGCGTGCGGATGCCCGTGGTCTGCGGCGACCAGTTTGACGGGGACATGACGGCGGCGGAAATCTTCGCGTAGTCGTCGGCGATAGCCAGCCCCAGCTTGTGTGCATTGGTTGCCGTCCGGTAGTAGACCGACACCTCTAGTCCAAGCTCGACATGACGTGCGCGGAATGGCCCAACATTGCCAAGCGTCGTCGGCATCACCCAAAACCCTCGCGTGTCCGGTACGCTGTCGGCTGACGCCTCTTCCAGATGGCGGAACTTACCAGTCGCAAGCGTGCCGCCGAGTGTCGACGGCGTCGTCGCTTCGATGGTCGAAATGATTTGCGCAATGGCTGCGGCAATTGTCATCGCGTCACCCGAATCGCCGAGAGAAACTTGGACTCAGATTCTGGTGGCATCGGCGCTTCAATTGTCTGGTCGTCGAGATACCACGCATCACGGTCTTGCAGTGCCAATTCCAATTTGGTCACAGCATCCGCCTGCCAATAATCGAGCCGGTCAATCTCAATGGCGGGGTTGTTCTTGGCGAGGTGAAGCTGTACGCACGCAATGAAAAACGCCTCCAGCGCGGCGGCGTTGCGAATGCCGTGTTCACGAATGCCCTTCCCGCGCAACATCGGTAAGACTTCGTTAGCGAGAGTCGCATCGATGGTTTCTTGCAAAGTGAAGTCATCGGCCTCTCGCAGATGCCCGATTGATGGCATCAAAACTTGCAGGCGATCCGGCGTGATGGTCCACGCGACGACTCGGCGAACAACCTCGAATGGCTCGGAGAAAACCCATTGCGCGCCGTCGGCGTCGGTGACTCGGACGTCGACCGTGCCGACGCCGACATCGAGAGACTGCGCGGCTGTCACGCCAACGCGCACAGTCAAAGAGAAGACATCAGCGCCGCCAGGGGCATCGCACGGCAACGGCGAGCCCAGGAGAACAGTATTGCCCTCGCCGGTTACGCCGACGACTCTGGCAATGGTCATCTCTGACGATGACTCGCTTGCCGATCGCCCGACCGCGATGTAGTCGCCGTATTGTAGAGACACCGCCGATGAGTCGACAAAGATGCTGGTGTCGCCCTCGAATGCACCGCCAAGCCCGGCATTCGCGGAGAACAGTGGGAACCCAGACTCTACCGCCGCCCACGTCAGGTTATCACGCGACGACGGCGCACGCACGCGGCACTCGATTGCGGTCGCGCTACGCAGCCAGTCAAGCGACAGATGGCCCGTCACCGATTGCGTCGTGCGCGGCAACAGATGCACCGTCAGCGTGCTGTCTTGGTTGCGTGTGATGGCCTGCATTAACCCGCCCATCCCTCATCGGTTTGCGAGCGCTGCTTGCGCAGTTGCTCCTCGATGTGCTTGATACTGTCTGCCATGCGCTGCGTGCGCTCATCAATGCGCACCATCGTGATGCGATCTGCGTCGATGATTGCCTGTCGAGACTCAAGCGCCTCGACACGGTGCTGGAGCGCGGCGCGCTTCTCTCGCTCTGCACCGAACGCGAGAGCAATACCGACGAGCGATGCCCCAGCCGTGATGACGATGTTCAGGACTTGCTTCAGGTCAAGTTCCACGGCGTGCCTCGCGTGCTATTTGGCTGGCTCTGCGGCGACTTCGACAACAGCACCGTCAACAACCGCGCGGCGCTTGTCGACGAACACGGCTGGCGCTCGTTCGTTTGCGCGTGCGCCGCACTTGTCGACGAACGCCTGCACATCCGCCTGTTTGCAAATGGCCGTCTCTGACCAGCGCAACGGTTGCACGCCAGCAGCGGCAGCGTCGGCGTCGGCAGGTTCGGCAACCACGGATGCATTCAGCTCGCACTTGCCAGCGTCGCCGCATGACAAATGAAACTCAGCAATTGACGGCACGCCATACAGAGAAGCGAACTTCTCAATCAGCTCTGGCGATGCCGCAAGCGATGCGGAACCCGCAACACCAGCGCCAACCATTGCGCCCACGAGAACCGATTTGGCGTCCATTACTGGCCTGCTTTCTTGAACTTGGCGGCGATGTCCGCGCGCTTGTTGAGCAGATTTTCAATCAGCTCTTTTTGCTCTTCGCCCTTGGCGAGATTCGGCTTGTTGATGTCAGCCTCAAGCGCCGCCAAGATGCCAGCCGCGCGCGACACCGTTGCGCCGCTTGGTTTGCCGCCTGCTTCGATGATGGCCTTCTCAACAAGCTCAAGCACGCGCGCCGCTTTGTCGTCGGCGGTCGTCTCAGTGCCGCGCGAGACAGCCTCGACGGCGGCGTGGATGCCTTTGACGATGCCAGGCAACGCGTCTTGGATTTGTTTGTTTTTGATTGCGCCCAAGATTGCGCGCACAATCAACGGCACAACAATCGTTGCACCCGACATGATGAGTGCAAAGATGCCCTCGGCATTTTGTTTGAGCAGTTCCAGCATGACCGACCTCGTGAGTTACAAGCCAAAGCAAGAAGTTGTAGGGGCGGCGACCTTGCGCCATGCATACGTGGCTGTATTGTCAACCTTGGTGCAGAAGCACATCTCAGCCGGGGCGCCGTCGTCGCTGTCGTCGAAGTATGCCATCGCGCCAGAAATGCCGGCCACACATGTAGCCGGGGCTGTCACTGTGGTTGCGGCGGTGTGGTTGTATGGTCGAATCGGGCCGCTATCCAGCAACGCCAGCGACACAAAGTTACCACCCGACACCCATGAGTCCTCATCGAAGTTTGAGAACGTGAACCGGTCGAGCTGCTGTTCAAATGCCCACAGCTCTTTGTCGTCGGTTGCGCCACTCACCTCGAACCAAAGCGATGCTTGGGTGGCATTCGTTCCAGGCGAACCAATGTGGATACCCGCATAGCCGTTGCCGGTTGCGCGGACCTGTACGAGTGGGGACGCAGCACCACAGGAAAAGTGTGCGGTCCCGCTGCCGCCGCTGCCGATGGAACGGCACAGCTCCGAGTCAGCGATTGATGTGTCGTCACTGACAACCAGTGCTGACTGCGTGCCGCCGCTATTGCGAGCGACGGTGAACATCCGTTTAACCGTGGTCGACACAGCTGTGGCGCCAGTTGTGCCAGCCTGCAAAACAAGGTCTTCGGTTGCCGCAGATGTGATGTCAACGGAGACGCCACTGTAAATCGATTGCAGGGCATACGTTACCGCCGACGCGTCAAACGTCAACCGCAGCGTGCCGCCCGTCGACAATCCAAACGAATTGGCGCCGATGTAGTAAAAGCCGTTGTCAAAGTCTGACGAGAACGTTAGCGATGGCAGCGCCGCCGTCCCATTGGCGGCGCGCACTGGCCCGGCCATGATGCAGTCTGGGCCACCAGTCAGCTCACACGATTGGTTGGTTTCACCGCCACCGCCGCCGCCCGAGCCGTTGCGTACGGTTTCAACCCGCGCGGCAAAGGCAGACGTCGACAGCAATAGCACCGCAATGACAATGCGAATCATTTGGCACCCAAGCAGAAGATGTCAACGGTGCCGGATGCAACACGGCAAAAGCCGGCGTTCGCGTCCATGTCGACGTTGATAATGTTTGAGCCGCAAGAGCCTGCTGTCGTCGAGATACAATAAGCGTTTGACGCGGCAACTGATGCGCCGCCGACGAACACCGATGTGGCGCTCACGCTGTAGCATGATGCGCCCGAGAACCCGCCACCCGCGGATGGCGCGATGCGGGTTGCCGTCGTGGCACATGTGACATTGAACGGCACAAGCTCGCCGGATGCATACGCGCTCACGCCTTGCGTGGTTGCGAACACGGCGACCAGCGCAAACGCAATCACAGCGATGACTTTAGTCGTTGTCGACATCACTTAACCCCTTGGCGCTGGTCCTGGTCGCGCGCAATCTTGACGACTTCGCGGCGCACTTCTTCGGATGACTTGCCGGTGGAGCGCACGATTGCCTCAGTTGTTTTCTCAACCGCGCGTTGCCGTGCGTCGTATGAATTTGGCGGCGGGCGCTTCTCGCTCATTATGCAACCCCAAGCGTTGATTTGGCTTGCTTGCCCTTGGCGTTCGCGTCGGCGTCTGCGATGATTTTTGCTGCGATGGCGTCGTGCTGCTTGGTGTCGCCATTGCGCTTGGCAATCCGAATGGCCTGCTGCGCCTTCCACTCTGGCGTCGCAAACTCCCATTTGCCGTTGTGCTTCAAGTAGCGATTGTCGAACACGGAGTCAGAACGCGTTGGCTCTTTGGCCAGCCGGTACAGCGGGAACCGCTCTTCGCCAACAAGACAAACCTTGTCGAGCGCAAGCACGATGTTCTGCCGCGAGGCGCTGTGCTCGCCCGTGCGGTCGTCTTGGCCGTCGTCTTTGTAGTCGTACACGTAGCCGTCGACGATGCTTTCCAGGTAAATCATGCGGCCAGCTTCAACCTTGCGGAGTGCTTGCTTTTGGTCATCAAATGCCATCGATGGTGCCTCGTGTTCTTGTTGAAATTGTGGCCCGATAGAGAACCCCGCGCGGCTCGGGCCAACACCGCGCGACCAGCCGAGCTATGGAGCGTCGGTCACAATCTTGATGTAGTGGGCGTCGGTGTGCTCGCCGACAATCCACTCACCGAGCGCGATGATTTCCACATTGCGTGCGCTCATGTCGACATCAAAGACGATGCGCGGTGCAAAGCCCTCGACGATGACCTGTGCGCCGCGTTGGCCGAACGCAGGGTCACCAACACCAACAGCCATCAATGCGCCGACGTCATCGGCGCCCACGTTGGCAGTTGCTTTCGACAGTGCGTCAATCTGGCGAAGCGGGATGCCCATGAACGAGCCCATCAAGCCGTCGCGGACGCCGTCGTTTTTCCAGTTCACGATGTCTGTCGTCGCCGATTGGACGAAGATGTTGGCGAGCGACGAGCCAGAGCCAGCCGCGAGCGCCGTGATCAAGTCGGAGACCTGAATTGGCGTCAAGAACCATTCAACGTTCTCATTGCTTGGCGATGCTGCATAGTACGAATACCGAGCGGCAACCAAGTTTGCGATGGTCAGGTCGTTGGTCGACGTGCCGACGGAGACGGATGCGTTGGCAAAGCCGGCGCACGTGTCTTTTTCCATCAACGCATACAGTCTCTCCATTGCGCGCATGGCGTATGGTTCCAGCATTGGCAACAGCGAGCCAACATTGTTGTCCTGCATTGCGTCGAACACTTGGTTCGACAGCATGCCGCCGCTGCCGCGACGGATTGCACGAGCGGTCAAATCACCGCGTGCGTAACGCTCGGTCGGCGTCAACGAGATTGCCGAGCCGTATGAGAAGTCGCTGATGCTTGATGCGTCAGAGCCCTCGGAGACTGACGCAGCATCTGCCATCAGGGATTCAACCGGCAGCTTGTACGTCAGCGAGCCGCTGCCGTCGATGTTCACACGGTTGATGCGTGGGAGCGCAACCAGCTTTGGAGTGAGCGATGCAAGAGCGCGCTGCGAGAGAATCTCGCTCGCGATGGTCGACGTGATTGTGGTCGTTGTTGATTGTGGCATTGTGCGGAACCTTTACTTGCCACGATTGAACAGCGCGTCGAGAGACGACGGCTGGTTGCGTGGCGCAAAAATCTTGTCCAAGCCGGCACGGAAACCCTTGGGGTCTGACTTCGCTGCCTCGCGCACGTCTCGCACGCTGGTGAACGAATCAAGCTCATAGGTCGCCGCTGGCTGTGCAGGGTTCGCAACCGGAATTGGTGCGCCCCGCTGTGGTTGTTGTGGTTGCGCTGCCTGGTACTGCGAGATGATTTCGCGCTTCACTTTCAGTGACGGCGCGTTGTCGATTGCAGTTTGCAGGTACGTGGGCAGCGTTGGTTTGAGAGCGTCAATCTCTCGCGCCGTTGCGTTCATGAACTCTTGGGCCTCATCGACGATTGCGAGCTTTGGCTTGATTTCCTCAAGCTGGGCCCGGTACTGGTCGGCGAGCGCCTTAAAGTCGCCAGCTTCGGCAGCGCGCTTTGCGGCTTCCTCGTTGGCGGTCTTCGCTGCGATTCGGCGGTCAGCCGATTCTTTGCGCAGCTCTGCGATTTCTTTTTGCATGGCAGCAAAAGACTGTGGGTCGATTGCGGGCGTGCTTGGATTGACGCTGGCCACCGGGGCCGCCGTCGTGGGTTCGCTTGTCGCCTGGACATCGCTCATTGATTTGCCTCTTTGCCGGACCTGCCGACTTGGGCACTGTGGCACACGGGACACAGTGTGTCAACAGTGACACACACGGCAAATGCAAGCGCGAGACAGCGGGCTAACGTCTTGGATTATTTCGACGTGCGGCGCGCGCGGCGGCTCTTGCCTCGGCAGCCTGCGTGCGTTGCCGGTTAAAAAACTCGCGCGTGCGGTTCACCCGATTGGCACTGTTGTCGCTGCGCACTTGCATGCCGCGAAGTTCCTGCTCCGCCTCACGGCGAATTGAGCCGCGTTCGCGCTTTGCCTCGCTGCGCTCGGGCGGCGGTCGACGCTCGACGACAGGTGTCTTCAATGGCTCGCCCCACAGCGTGCCGATGTTTGCCTGAATCCACGCGGCGATTTCCGATTGCGCCTTCGTCGTGACACCGAACCATTTGCGCGTGCGCTGCAAATAAGACGCAATCAGATTGCGGTTGTCGCGCGCCAGTACACCGAACGTGACACGAATTGACGTCGACGTGATTTGTCGTGACACGGCTTTCACCGCGTTCAACATCTTGCCGGACCAATTAAGCGACACTGGCGACGCCGCGCGGCCCGTCAGCCGACGGATGAGCGAGTAGTCTGGATGATATGGCCGAAACGCCTTGCCGTCGATGTCGATGCCGTCTTGTGTGCGCTCGATGATGTGGCCGATAATCATCGACTCGGCGCCCGCCGCGAGAATCTTGAGGCCCTTGGCGGTCGTCTGCTTCATCGTCGACAGCGTGCCCGTTCTCTTAACCGTGACGCCCATGGCTCACCTCACAGAATGCGGGTTCCAGATGGCACCAACGCGCGCATGACCGGCGCGAGCGAATGACGGCAGTTGTAACCACCGCCCGTGGATGACATAGGCTTGCCGTCGTCGTTGGTCGTCTTGTCGACGTACTCTTGCGATAGATACCTGCCCAAGTGCTCGTCGCAAAACGGTCGCGTTAAGTCGTCATTTGGCCCGACGTACCGATAGACGATTTGCTCGCCGTCGGCAGAATCGGCTTCGTTGACCTGAGACGCCACGTCGACGATTGCCTGGCGTGCTGCCGATGTGACCGCCGTGTCAATCAGCGTACGCGCCTGCGACATCGACACACGAGCGCGCTCTGACGCTCGTGCAATCAATCGGTCAACGTCGACGCCGCCTGCGAGTGACGCGTTAATCTCTCGCACGATTGCGCGGCCTACATCGCCAAACACGGCTGCAACCTCGGATGTGTAGCCGCCGATGACCTGCCCGATTTGGCGTGATGCGTCGACATCGAACGAGAAGCCATCGACCTCGGACGACAGGTCTTTGGCGACCTTGGCAGCGATGGTGCTTGATGTGGCCTCGGCAGACTCTTGCAGGACCAGCGACACGGGCCGGACACCCAGCTTGCGGAGCGCCTCGACGACTTGCGCACGTGCGCGCATCGCGTTGCGCTTTTGGCCTTGGACCAATTCGCCGTCTTTGGTGTCCAACCGTGCACAGATAGCCGCAATCTCATCGGTCAAGTCTTGCTCTAGCTCGACAAGTTGACGAATGGCGCGGTCCGCCTCGCGCTCAATTTCTTTGCTGTAGCCATCTTTGGGGGGCATAGGCTACACCGCTGCCGGTGCGGCGCTGCCCGCAATCAATGGCGACGTGATTGCGTTGACCTGCTCTGGTGTCAGCGTCGGGAATGCCGCCGAGATGATTGCTTGCGCCGCCGCTTTTGGCAGTGTGCCGCCTGCGACTTGCTGCGTAATCTCAACCAGCGCCGTGACCTGTGCGCCATTGAGTGCAGTGTCTGCAACTGCGGCGGCGTTCGGGTCAACAACCGGCGCGACAATGTCTGGCGTCGCAGCGTCGACAACGTCAGTCGATGGCGCGCGCGGCGTGAATTGCGGCACGGCAGATGCCATATCCATTGGCGACTCGATGACGTCGGCCAAGCCTGCGTCCATTGCATCTTGCAGAGACGCATACAGCCCAGCGGCAACGCCGGCGCGCGCGGGCGACAAAAGTCCTGCCTGCATGGCTTCGATTGCGCGGGTTTGCTTTGCGCTGTCGTCTTCGTATGCAGGGCGCGGCACCGGCTGAAACATTGCGCGTGCATTCCACGAGTCGGTCATCCCATCGGTCTTGTCGTGGACGTCGACGATGACAGCGCCAAGCGCGCGCTCGAACACCTCGGCGTTCTGCAATTGCTCGGCGCGGGCTTTGTCTTGTGGCTCGTTTGCAATGAGACGCGCCACGCCGCTCTCGACAGTCGCGCGCGACGCGACGAATTGCCCTGGCGACAGCCGCTCAACGGTGGCCATCTGCACCAACCGCGCTTCAATGGCAGCGTTTCTCTCGATGGAATGCGCATCCAGGTTGATACTGTCGACGCGCTCGTTTTCCAGTACATGGTTCACGCGGTCGGGACCAACGATGATTTCACCGGCACGTGGCGTCGACCCCACATACGTCAGCATCGTGTGTGACTGCATCGATGTTGTGTATTCGGCGTCGCTGATGGCAACATTGATTGTCTCGTGCAAGTCGACATCGTCAGAGCCCGCGTCAGCCCATGGCCCCACGTCCGGCTCACGTGTGCGATAGACCAAGATTGGCAGCACAGCACCCTGATACAACATGCCAACGACGCCGCCCGCGATGGCCCTACCGTCCTCGGTGACTTGCGAGACATACCATCGACCATCGTCCTCGTCGCGGGTCCACAGCTCAAATGTCGACGACGGCTGCGCTTGCCCGCCATCGCCAGCGATGCGAATCATCACCGCGTGCGCCTGTTGGATGTCGGCTGGCGCTTGTTGTGACGGCACCACCATCACGTCGTGAGCCCAATACAAGTCCACGCACGGCATCAACCGGAACGTGACGCCGTCGAACACTGGACGCGGGCGCACCATCACGACGTGTGCACCGCCGGATGCATGTGCGCGGCGTTCACACTCGGCCATCTTGTTGTTGAGCCCCGTTAACAACACCGTCTCGGCAAAGTCGATTGCGCGCGGGTCATCGGCAGGCAGCTCCGTCCCCGACGCATCAGCCAACCAGCGTCTCGGCGCGCGATCATACACCGACGACGACACAACCGCCGCGTGTCGCGTCCAATTGTAGACGATGGTCGGGATATTCTGGTGGGTCTGCGGGAACTGTGCGGCCTTGCGGCGGTCGATGTGTTTCTTGCCGTGGCCCGTGTAGTGGTCGCGGCGTCTCTTCTGCAATGAGTCGAACCCACTCGGACGCCACGATGACGACAAATCCAAGATAGACTTGACGATTTCGCGCACATTGTTCGCCGCGCCGCGTTTGATGATGTCGATTGCCTCTTGTGTCGTCGTCATGCGGCATTGCTCCAATTGTGTTTTGACAGCTGTTGTGCACGGTGCATCGTGCGGATTGAATATGATGGCATGTACCGCATGACCGCATAGCCAAGCGCATCGACGCCGTGGTCGAGGCCCGATGTCTTATCGGGGTCGCCGTATTTGTTGTATGTCTGTTGCTCTAGACACTTGACCAGCGCGGGGCATTTGTCGCCGTCAATGAACAGCTTGCCCATGCGGAATGCGTGGTTGACCGAGAACACGCGGTCGCGCACCAGTGGGTTTGACGGCGCGGACACGACAGCAAACCCGGCCTTGCGCATGTGGTCTTTGTCGGTCATTGTCGCTGACGTCTTGCGCGATGCCGACGACGCATCGGGGACGATGGTTGTGCGGCGAATCAAGTCATGGCCCGTCTCGCCATTGCGCGAGTACGTGCGCGCCAACTTATGCAACAGCTCTTTTGCAAGCTCGGCCTGCTCGATGGTGTCGCCGCCGTCTGTCAATTCCGCGAACGCGTGAATCTCGTCACCAATCTTGCGCATAAACACCCATGACATCGCGTCGACGTTGAAGTCAGCGCCGATAATCAGCTCACCGTCGAGCGGGTTTGCGCATGGCTTGCAATGTGTTGCGCGCGCAAAGTGGCGATAGACGCCGCCGCTCTTGCCCACAAACTCGCCGTCGAGATATGCGCGCCGGTCATCTTCATCCAGATTGCGGGTCATCTGCTCGACGTAGTCCGGGGGTAGAAACGGGTTATCTCGCGTGCGCGCGCGGATGACCTTGACGTCGTCGCGCAACGATAGCTCGTGAATCCAGTTAAAGCCCTCGGGCGTCGTCGAATAGACAATCTGCCGTGTCGGCGCCCGAGCGTCACGCGTGCGCTGGATTGCGGCAAGATGAATCTCTGACGGCACGCGCGCGGCCTCGTCGACGATGGTCAACCCAACCTCGAAGCCAACCAATGTCTCGGGATTCTCAGCGCTACGGCAGATGATTTTTCCGACGCTGCCGGGCGCATGAATGGTGATTTCTTTGCGCTGCTCATGCCATACGTAAGACACGCCAGCGCGCGCACACACCGATGCGAACGCGGGCAGAAACGCTGTGTGGATTAGCGAATAGATTGGCATCACCACAAGCGTGTTAGCGCCGTTGTTTTGCAGTGTGCGCACCAAAGCGAGCGCGGCGATGGCATCCGTCTTGCCAGCGCCCATGCCCGCAACAAACAGCACAATCTTGCTGGTTGTGTCGGCAACCAGCTTCATGCCGCCCGGCAATAGACGCAACTCGCTCACGGCGTTTCCACCGGCGCGATTGTAATCGTGTAGCCGTCTTTTTGCGTCGTGGTTTGACCGGCTACTCGGTCGGTCCCGAGTTTCTTCGCGCGACGCTCGACGACACGTAGCACGGTGTCGACGGCCTTCAGCCGCACCTCGGGCTCGCGATGCTCGGACTGCGAGATGTCCCACGCAACGGCCAGCATCTTGTCGAGCCGCATGCACTCAAGCGCAACCTCGTATGCTGCCAGCGCCTCATTCTCCGTCGTCGCGTTTGCCAGCGCCTCATCAATCGCCGACGTCACCGCAGACTTTGGCACACCGATGGTTTCCGCAATCTCGTCGACAGACGCACCCATCAGCTTGAGTCGCAACACCTGGTTGGTGATGCGATCCATCGGTAGCTGCGGTTTTACGAGTTCGCGCTTCGCGGCCATAGGCACACACTAGCGCATGTTGTCAAGTGTGGCAAATGGGACACACCTGTGGCGTGCGAGCAAAAAGAAACACCCACCGAGAGAGAGCGTACGGGTTTTCCCGTATAGGCCCGGTGGGTTTACAGAAAGAAACCACCCCGAAGGGTGGCAGCGCGACAGAGTGGGATTCGAACCCCTGCACAATCAACCGGCACCACCGGCTGTCGCACAGAGATTCTAGCGGTCATACGGCGGCGAGTCAACAACAATTGGCGGTGCGCGCTCGTGAAATTGAATCCCCATATCGTGCACCGCGCCAAGCACCTTTTCGCCTGGCTGTAGTGTGACGACGTCATCCAACCCACAGCGCACCGTGCGCCTGAATCCATCGGGCGTGCCTATGATGTAGTCGACGACTGGATCTTTTGTTGTCAGGTATCCATTCACGGCCACACCCCGTAACCCGCAATGCGAGCATCATCCACGTGATACGCCCGACGACGAACGCCGTTTCCCGTGTTGCCCTCAATCGTGTGCACCGTCTCAGTGTCGGCGTCATACCGTTCGACGATGCCGACGTGACGGCCGCGGCCTGGGTCGGATGCGACGCGGCTCTTGAAAAAGATTGGCCACCCGGCGTGTGGTTGGTCGTATTTGCCGGACAGCCCGCGCTTCAACAGGTATCGCTCCATTGTCGCTACCGACGCAATGGGGTTTGCGCGCTTAACTGTAGGCGACACATCGCCCGGCAGCGGCGTGCCCGCCGCGCGAAAGCACCACGCCACAAAGTGCGCACACCACGGCTCACGGCGACCGCCCGTGAACACGTCGACGTCCGGCCCGTCGTTGTTGCCGGTCGCCTCGCGGACGCCGATTTTCGAGATTGCGTAATCAAGCGGTCGCATCAATCAACTCCCGTTGTCGTTGTCTCTCTCGTCGCTGTGCGCGCAAGTGACTTTGCCTGATGCGCTCGCTCTCTCTGTTGCGCTCGTACCGCGCGCGCTCTGCGGCGGTAGCCTTGGCAAGAGCGTCGGCGTCAGTCAGCCGTTGCAGCTCGCCGTAGTCCACCAGGTCTGGCTCAATGTCCTTTGCACCCCACCCGTAAGCGACAATCTCGTCCTTGTGCGATGCGTATCGATTGGCCGCTGGCGCGTGCTGCTTTGGTCGGTCGTCGTCGTCCCAGTGATATGTCCATCCGCTCACGTCAAAGACCCCGCAATCCGGTCAGCCAACTCATCAAGCGTCATGTCGATGTCTGCGGTTGGCTTGTCGTCGTCGTCAGTCGACGCGGGCGCAACCGGCAAGCGGGAGTCAGCCAACCGTCGTCCAGTCTCCTCGCGGTCTTCTTTGTCTGCTGCCATCCAGTCGATGTCGTCATCCCACATCACGCCCCCACCACCGTCAAGGTCAACCCGTCAACATCGCCCCATCGCTTTGTCGCCGAGATTGACACGACCTGCGTGTCGTCGTCATACGCCACGCCATTGAGCGCGTCAAGAACCAATTTGACGACGTTGTCGATGTCGGGCTTTTGCGTGTGCCACGCCGCGTCAATGCGTCGTGAACGCTCGGCCTTGCTGATTGAGCGCGGCACCGCAAACTCGACTGCTAGCGTCATGTGCACCGGGCCGTCGTGCTTGCGGCCAATCTGCTCGCGCCATGCGTCGGCGATTGCGCGCTCGGCGTCGGTCGTCTTGGTCGGCGTGTAAACGCGACCGCCTCGCCCTAGACGCGGACGCGCTTTTCCGACAGGCTTGCCGGGCACGATGCATGACTTAACAGGGACCAATGGCATCACGAATCTCTCCCTGCATCAAGCCGGAGCCGCGCAATTGCACCCGGCGAAAATATCACAACCCATGCTGGTCGCATTCCCTTGACCAGCGAGCGCCGCCCGACCATCCCACCGAGAGACTCCAGGTAGTCCTGCACCACCTCTGCCGGCGCCTCGGGCTTGACCGCTCGGATGATGGCGCGCAGCCTGCCCGGCAACTCGCCGCCGTTGGTCACGTGTAGCGCTTTGACTGCGGCTTGCGCGCGTTGCTTGGCTGTCAGTGTCATTCCTTCACCTTGACGACCTGGCGGGCCATCCATTCCTGTACCGCTGCCAACTGCACTCTGTAGCCGCCTGTGCCAGGGAACTGAACGTGCTCGCACTTGCCCTCGGTAACCGCATCTGCAAGCGAGTAGAACGGAATCTGAAGCGCCTCAGCCACTTCCTCGATGCGATACCACCTGCCCGGCGTGTCCGTCGGCAACACTCCCGCCATCGTTGCAGTATCCCGTCGCAATAGCTTTGCCATAGGTTACAACTAGATTAATTATGGGCGCGCTGTCAACGCTTATTTGCCACACGTGAGTCATGCCGGTGGTCGATTGTCACGGCTGACTTGGTTGTTGTTGTACAACCGTCAGAGCGCAAAAAAATACCCCCCTTGATTTCATTGCACTTTCCAAAACCAGCCACCCACAAGCATGTACAACAACAACAACAACCCATGACACAACCATGACAATCGGCCATGACAGAAAACAAGCCAAAGACTGCTAACTCCCTCTCCTATAAGGAGAAAATTTTATCTCTCTAAGAGAGAGCGATCTTTCGATGATTTCCATTTGCAAGTTTCGCGCCATATCTATTACGGTTGACGCGATGCGTTGCAATGATGACGCAAAAAAGCCACACGCAATGTGTGGCAATCGTGCCGACGTGTACCGCGCCCCGCTATTCAGCCCAACGATACAGGGTGGTCTTACGGCCTCCGCGTATCTGGGTGCTCTCCTCTGCGACGCCCGACTCCACAAGGCCATCCACGGCCATCTCACGCAGCGGCAAGCCATGCCTGCGTACACGTGTCGTGATTTCAGACTTGGTCACCCATTCACCATCGGCCTCACGCAAAATGCTCTCGATTTGCGCCATGCACTTGGCCAATGGCGTGCCAGCTTCCGCATCATTGCCTGCCGATGCTTCAAGCGCCGCGCTCTCCAAGACCTCATGCGACAGCTCGACCAACATTTCGGCCGCGATGACGCATTGCTCCGTAACCGTGGGGTCGATGACGTGCTCGACAACCGCAAACGCCAACGCCACCCGCTCGATTTTCTCGTACGCGCGCGCGGCAATCGACTTGGCGACCTCGCCCTTGGCTTCGTTGTATCGCCACCCGTACTCGGTGCAAATCGCATCCAATCGGCGCAACGCCTCGGGTGTGTATCGGACATCCATTGGCTCGGGAATCAACCGCCCGTAACTGATGCCCGATTGCCATGCTGTGTGTGCCTCGGATGCGCGCTTGCGCAATACCAGCATCGTTGGCGTCAACGTCGCTTTGATTGCCCCTCGGTTTTCCGGGTTTCTGCGATCCAGCCCATTGAGCGCAATCGCTCGTCCCAACAACCCGTCCTTGGATGCATCGGATTGCAGCATCGCACGTAGCGCGACACCCGTTGACGTCCCGTAAACCGTCACCGCTGGCGATTGTAGTTCGATGATTTCACCACCCCCGCCTGAAATTGATGTCTGACGTCTGAACGGCTTTGTCGCTGGCATGGGCACCAACTCCAACAATGCCGTCGCGACCTCTCGGCGTGATGGTGCCGCCGTCTTTGCGAACAGCTCGGCGAAGTTCTTGCCGACCTCTTCACCCGTAAAGAACACCGTCAGCCCGTCGTGCGAATGGTCAGCAATTGCCTTGACGAATGACTGCACCGATGAGAACGTCGATGGCACCACTTGCGGCGCGCGCACTGGCTCGCCCGGCTCGCGATGCCCCGGCTGCGCAATCGCGCATGCACTGACGAACGAATGCGCGGAGTCTTTGCCAGAGCCTGATGGCGATATTCCCAGCAAAATCGACGACGCCAAATGCCCTGTTTGTGTCTTGACGCGGCGGCCTGCCCACAATGCACCCAACGCGACAACACCCAACGCCTCCAAATGCGGCTGCGGGATGCGCTGATTCTCGATTGCCTGGATAACCGCGCTGATGTTCGCGCCGATTTTCGCAATCTCCGTTGTCAACTTGCGTTGGCGCGCGACGTCTGCCTCGATTTCCCTCAGCATCCGCGCGCGCGCTTCCAATTTGGTGTCTAACCCATTGAACGTCGCCAGCGCGCCGCCGATGGAAATCAATCCACCGTCGCCATGCGGCACATCCCACTCACCCGTATCTTCGTCCAATTGCAGCAACCGGCTCATTCACTCCCCCTCGATTTCTGCCAACAATGCAACAGCACTGCGCAGCAAATCGCCATGCGGACTGCCGTTGTGGTAAGTCATCCGCTCAACGCATTGCCTCAACAACTCCAGCGTGCGCGGCGTCGCGAGAATGGCGCGCACATCCTCATCACTTAGACCAACCGGGTCACCGTTGGCGTCCACATCGTAAAACTCATACCCGTCGCCTTTGCGCTCCCACGGCCCCGGCGAAACTTTTGTCTTCACTTGCCCCGATGTTTTTTTTCCGTTCATTCTCTCCCCCTTGTTAAAACAACGCCGCTTGCGTTGCGCTCGTGAAGCACTTGTCTACAATCTTGCGATACTTGCCGTCGACGATTGTCGCAATCGACAGTGGCCGTTTGATTTCATGCGTGCGCGCCAATGCATCTCGCATCGTGTGCGGTGTCTGCCACTTGTGCGCACGACAGAACTTCGAGACGGCGTTTGCTGCTTTGCTGGATTCGATTGCAAGAAACTCGCTCGCAATTAACGTGCGCGCGCCTTTGCCGCCGTGCAGTGTGCCCCAAAAATCAACACGCAAACACGACGTCGCAGCCATGTGCTCGCTGAATGTCATCGCGTCGACAACCCATCGCGACGTCTTGACGCTCTTGCCGTCGATAACGACCGTCTCTGACAAGTCTTGCACAATCGGCGCGGTTGATGCGATGCGCGTCATGCGCTCGTCGTCATCTGTTGCTTCTGTCTCGATGATTGGAAACGGCGCACCGCACTCACGACACATCTTGGCGCTGGCGTGATTTGCCGCATGGCAGTGCATACACTCTTTGCGGATTGGGTCGCGCTTCTCGCGTCGCTTGATGTTGTCGATGGGGCCCAATCGCTCGGTGTTCTTGCCGTAGTCGAACACAATGCAATTCTCTTTGACGCCGTGCTTGTATGTCCGCATTCCACGCCCAACCACTTGAACATGCTTGGATGGGATGTTGGTTGCGAACACTTCGGCGACGACGTCGACAATCGGCAAGTCAATGCCCGTCGTCAGCACGCCGCATGAAATCAACACGCGCAATGCGCCCGACTCGACGGCGGCAAAGATGCGCTCGCGTGTGTGCTCGGGAGTCTTGCCGTCGATGATTTCGCATTGCATCCCGCGTGCGCGGAGCTGGGCCGCGATGCGGGCACAATGCTTGACGGACACGCCAAACACCATCGCGGCACGCCGACCACTCGCCAACGCATTGACGACGTCGGTTGCACACGCTGCGTTAATCTCGTCGGTGTCTGACCGTCGCTCGGATTCGCCCGCGTGGAACTCGCCCGCGACCAACGTCACGCCAGTCATGTCAATCGATGCCGTCGACTCGCCCGGAATTGGCGCGACCAGATAGCCGCCGTCAATCAACTCGCGCACTGGAATCGAGTACACAATCGACGAGAACACCGCGTTTTCCAACATCGTCAACGGTTCAGCGCGTGGTCCAACGTACGGTGTCGCCGAAAAGCCCACGATGCGCGCGTCTGGATTTTGCTGCAACACGTGCTTGACGATTGCGTTAATCATCCCGCCTTGGATGTGGCACTCGTCGATCAACACGACGTCGAAGCGGCCAATCTCGTGCATGCGCGAATAAACTGAATCACGCATTGCGACGATGACGTCGTGATGTTTGTCCCTCTTCAGCATCTTGGCGGCGTAAATGCCGACGTGTTCCGCGCCAATCAAATCGCGAATCGCTGCCGCGTTTTGCTTCACTAACTTGTCACGGTGCGCGACAATTAGAGCACGCGCGCCCCACATCTCGCGCATCAACTTCGCCAATAGCGCCATCGTGCGCGACTTGCCGGAGCCGGTCGGCATTTCGACAATGGGATTTCCGCCGCCCTGGGAGATATACCTGATGCACGATTGCACGGCGTCCGGCTGATAATAATACCGCTCGCGCTCGCGCTGGTATGGTCGCGGTTCAGTCATGGCGCAACACCAACGTCGACGTCATATCCATCAGCCCCGCAATCCTGGACCCACCTGGCGTAGCCGTCATCACCCATCAATGCACGCATTGTCTGGTCGATGACCCATGCCTGGTGGTGCGACTCGCTTATGCCGCCAAACCGAATCAAGATCCCCAGCGCCTTGTTGATGCGCGAGTGCTCTTGCATGCCAGGCTGCTTTGTGTTAGATGATTCCTGCATTGCTTCTCTCTCCCGATTGATCCGATGCGAACGCGCCGCACTTGACCAACCCCATCTGGTCTTTTGCGGCGCGTTTTTATTTGTGCCGACGCTAAATTGAAACCCCGCGCATATCACACCACCGAGTCGCTTTCCGTAACCACACACCCTGCATCTTGACGAATACCAACCGAGTATTGTCACGATGCCACGTGCCGTTTTCTGTCGGGTCATCGGGGTCTGCGTCAAACTCGCAATCACAAACACTGCCACCCTTGCGGATTTTCATTTCCAGTCTCCACTTCTCTGCGGGTTGACCTCAATAGCATAGACACTGCCGTTGTCGATGAACACGTTGGCGACCACGCCACATTTGCAATAGGAGCTTTGTTCGTCATCAAACCAAGTCCAGGTGCACCACCTGCACATGCAGCTGTCCTTGTGCTCGACAAAGTCACCATCACTGTTGAATCGACCACGCTTGTGCGCGATGATTAATTCATCACCACACCCCGGACAAGCGAGATAAGGCGCTGCCTTTGACATCACTTCTCTCCTTTTGCTTTTGCGATTGCGGCGGTAGCAAGTCGCAATGGCTCGCCAACCCAACACATACAAGGCTCGTTACAGTATCGCATCACCGGACACCGAGGGGTGTATTCGTCCTCGTCGACATGCTCTGCTTCCCGCACAAGCGCCTCGCACGCCGCAAGCAAATCAGGGGCGGCGGCGATCAGCAACGCGTTGGCCTCATCAATCGACGAGCTGTCAAACGTGCGGGCGATAAGACCAGCTTCGAGGACTGAGCCGGTCGACATGCCGCTTGATGGCTGCCCTTTGACCTCAAAGCCGCGCGCTGTGTTGCGAATTTGCCACGGCCCTCGCGTGTGTTTTGTGTTGGTCATTTGCGCACCTCAACCGTGTTGTCGTTGCGCATTTGATACACTCTGCCGCCAATAAAGCACGCCGACCACTGATGCCCTTCTCTAATGGTGCATCCGGTGTCGCCGGGCTCGTTTGTTTCTTTGAGCGCCTGCCGCATGTCGCTTGCTGTTGACCACATGAGCGCTGCGCACGCAAGCATTGCGATGGCATTCACTGCGAGGAAAACATGGGTCACATATGGCGCGACAACAAACGCATCACTACTGATCTGCACTGGCGTTCTACTGCTCACAGCACACCCCCGTGCTCAAGGCGATACGCATCAGTTAAGTCGATTCCAGTCTTGTATTCCTTAAGCGCCATGGCGAGGCATCTTTCCCTTGTAATGTTTGACGACTGGCGGCGACTGTCCTCGTAGTGCACGCACGCGCACGCGTACGCTGCAATCATCGCCCGCATATCCACCTTGTCGGCTTCCAGTTCTTTGACACGCTCGCGCAACGCGTCCAATTCGAATGTGTGGTCGCTCAAAGACGACACATAATATCTCAGCTCTTTTACTTGTGAGGCGATGTTGTCCACGTCGTCCAACAGGTCTTCTTTTGTTTTGCTCATCTGATAACCCCCATCACGTAAAAGACTCCCCACATCGACAGCAACAGAAACACTGCCGCGCCGCCGACGTGAGCCACGAAATCAAACCGAGTCGGTTTCATTGGTTAACACCCAACGCCGACGTGTCAACACGGCACGCGCGTTGTAGCTGATGCTGCATGAGTTGCTGCCGCGCCATGTCAAGAAACGTCGATGAGCGCATCAGCTGCGTTGTCGCGTGGTCGGTTATCATGCGCTCAAGACGCAAGCGTGCGCGCAAGACGGCGACGTAAATGGACAACGCAGCGACGGCCATGCTTAGGGCAATGATTATTGCAATCATCGCTTCGCTCGATTCCAGGCGGTGGTGGCTTCTGGTGTTTGTTTTTTCATTTGCTGGCCTTTATACACACGCTAACAGCATGCTTAACTCTGCATAGTGCGAGGTTGTCGTGGTCGATGACGCCGATAGATGACATAATAATGTCAATTTGCTCAATAAGCCTCTCTGCGTCCGCCAACAGGTCTCCGTGTCGATTCCACTCTGCGGCTAAATCTACTTCATTGCGCGACACCGGCCCTTTCGCGCCGCAAGCAAAATCAGTGCACATAATCCTTCTATGTGACGCATTGAACACACCATCAGAGCCACAATGAGTGCACGGATTGATCCTGATGCCCATTGCTTCGCTTGCAGGCTCTCCGCCCGCTGCTTTCGGCTCCGTCGCCATCGCTTTTAGTCCAGCATCGTGTTCGGCGTGACGCTTTTCGATTGCGTCGAGACGATTTTCGATCGATAGCGCCCAGTATTCTCTGAAATGCATGTCTGCTTCGTTGACCATCACCCACCTCCATAGTTATCCAACCACTCAGCAACGCCATGCGCAAGCCACCATAGATCGCGATAGGGCTGCATCTCTGCGACTGCCTTGCGCTCTTCGCGCGCCTTGCGCTTCTTTTTGTCAATCGTCACGATGCATACGTCGTCGATTTTCTCGCCTGAATCTTCAAGCATGACGAGGTATGCGGCTGTCTGCACCCAATGCTCTAGCTTCGCCTTTGACTTTGTCGACGTCTTCCAGTCATACAGCACACGGCGACCGTTCTCCGCCGCAACCATGTCGCATGTGCCGTGCATGTTGCACGATTCTAAAATCAGCTTGCGCTCACATTGCACGTCGGCGAATGAGCGATGCTTGCCCCATTGCTCAAACCACACGCCAAAAAGAGCATCCGCCTCGACGTCATGCGCCGCCGCAAATGGGTCGGATGAGTCAGCGCGCGGCACGGGCCTGCCGGTCATGTGCGCCTCAATGCGCGCATGCACCGCAGAGCCAAGCGCCGCAGCGTCGTCACGGTATCGCTCGAAGCTAAGGCCCTCGCGCCCGCACCATGCAACCCATTGCATCAGCGCGGATTTATTCATGCCGAGCAGGTCGATGGTCGCGGTCACACTGCGGCGTGGTTTGCCGTTGATGATGACTGGTTCGCGGTCGGTCATTGATGCTTCTCGATGTGCGCGCGGATAGCCTTACGCAGCTCAAACGTCGGCCCGCTGGTCGGCTGGTCTTCATACCCCTCGTCGTCATTGTACATGGCGGGCAGAAGATTTTTCTTGTCCTTGTTTGCTAAATACTCGACGCTAATTCTGCCGGGGGTCCACTGGTCCTCAAATCCGTAGCACGAGCAGTGCGATGCTTCGACCTCGAACAATTCACCGCCGTCCTCAAAGAGAACGTATGCATTCATTTCGTAGTCGCAATCAGAGATTGCGGCGACGATGATATTAGCGCGCTTGATTTGCTCGCGCGACGCCTTTCTCTTTTCAATTTTGCCATTCGGCGAATACTCTCCATCATATGGCTCAGGGCAGAACTCGTCCGCCAAGTGCTCAATGTCTTTTGCTGTGCCAATAAAAACTGTCATCTCGCCACCCCACCAAAAAGAAAACCCGCCGCCGTTATTGACGGCGGGTGTGTGCGTTACGCCAGTCGATACACGCCGAATTGCTGACGCACAATAAGCCCGCGTTTCATCAGGCTTCTGATTGCGAACGCGCCATGCTTGAGCGTCGCGCCTGGCCCGACAATCTCAAATGTGATTTCCCTTGGCGTCATTGGCCGGTTATGCTTGCGCATGACCGCAAGGATGTCATCTTGCGTTACTGCGCCCTCGGTCTTTTTCTTGCGTGGCTGCCTTGTTGCTGCACGCAGTGCCGCCATGGCTTGCTCAAGTTGTTCGATTGCTGCCTTCATTTCGTTTGTCATTGCTTCCCCATCTCTTTGTTGTTGGTTGTTGTTAGAACGGCAAATCATCACGGCGCTTCGGCATGCCGACGCTAGGTGCTGGCGACGTGTTGTCGGTCGACGATTGCACTGGCGGCATGATGCGGTCGACTTTCGTCGTTGCAGCACGCGAGCCGTACGCGGGTTCGTCGACAACGACGAATGAACACGTCTTGCCGATTGCTGTGCGCTCATCGTTTGGGTTCGCACCGATTGCCGAGCATGCTCCTTTGTAGACACCAAGCCCGCTGCCCTTCTTGCCGTCGCGCGGCGGCGTCAAATAGTAGTCGCGGAAAACCATTCCGCCAGCGTGTTCACCATCTGTGACGACGATGCCAAACGTCACTTTCGGGTGTCCGTTATTGCTGTGGATCTCTGCTTTTGCCGATGCGATGCGCCCGGAGTATGTGCCAACCGGCAATTCAACACGCACAGCGACCTCTTCCACGTCGTCAAAATTGATGTCTGCCAAGATACTCATTCGCCGCTCTCGCTTTCTTGTTTCGACGATTCAGCAAACGTCGAATTGTTTTTGATTTGCTCAATACGCGCCGTGTAAATTGCACGCGCTTGAGCCTTGACCGAATCCGGCAACGCGGCACCGCGCGCCCTCAACTCGTCCGCATCTGGCGCCGAGTCCAATGAGTCAACCCATGCGGCAAACTCACTGATTGACGACGACGCCAGTTGCTTGCGTGGCACACGTGCTGCATCTGGTGTGACGTCTTTGATTTCGTCGCCCGTGTACAGACCCGACAGCGAGTCGGGGAATGCACGGCGCAGCGCAATCGCCTCGGCCACCTTGGCGATCATCACCGTCGGCAGCGTCGGCCACATGCCGGTGCGCTGTTGGTATTCGCGCATCAATGCCGTGCCCGTCATTGGCTCTGTGAAGTCCGCGTGCAGTACTTGCACACGAGCGGCAAGCGGTGGCTTTGCGGACAGCCACACATCCAGCCATGCGCCGTCCTCGCCGCACCAATGCGGTCCGAGCTGCCCACGATATTTGCCCGTGCGCGATGCGATTGCACGCATCCCGTCGATACCGACAATCGGGACCAGCTTGCCGCCGCGAAATGTTGCATGCACTTGTCGCGCGAACGGGTCTAGCCCGCGCGATTCACACAGCTCGACGAATCCAAGGAACTGCTCATCTTTCAGTTGCCCGCCGCTGTCGGCTGCCAGCATTGCGCGCAACGTGTCGCGCCTCTCTCCCTCGATTTTCATTTGCTACCCCCATCTGGTGCGCCATCGCGCACCCATTGCAATGCGTCGGATTTGAGCACCGCCCCAGGCTTGCCTCTGCTGGAGGGCGTACCCGCAAGCGCACCCGCCGCAAGAGCGCGCCGAATGCGCCCCTCGCTTTGTTTTGTGACCTCGGCGCATTGCTGCACCGTCAACACCTCGTCGCTATCCATCTGTCCCCTCCTGGCCCATCTCGGCCAATTTCAGTTGGTTGATGTCCTCAATGATTGCCGCACACACGGCGAGCGCGGTCGGGTCGCCGGACGACGCGCGGTCAATCATGGTGTCCACGTATCGCATGGCTCCGAGCCATTGCATTGTGTGACGCAACGCGGCCAAGTCGGCGAAAGTGATTTCACTCATTTTGCACCACGCTTGGCAAGTTGCTCATCGGTCAGTCCAAGGCCAGCGTCATCCAGCATGTCACATGTTTCGATGAACTGTGCAGCCAATGCGCGCTCAAGCGTGGTTGCGTTGTTGCGGTTTGCGATTTCATCAAGCTCGGCGCGGAACTTATCGATCGGGTGTACTTGGCAGCCGATTCCACAAAGCGCATTGCCGTCTTTGTCGCGCGTGAGGATTGCAGGGAAACGACCAAGCATTAAGTAAAAAGGCGATTCATCCCACTCGCCGCCTTCGACGCACGCGTTGCCTACGACGCGCGCGTTGCCTACGACGCGCGCGTTGCCTCCGACGCGCGCGTTGCCTCCGACGCACGCGTTGCCTCCGACGTACGCGGTGCCTTC